CCAAACGCGACGACAAAGCAGCCAACACAGCGGGGTCAACCCCACTCAACTCCGAAGGATTCGCAGCGGGGGGAGCCACAATCTCAGGGGTTGGCATAGGTCCACCAGCAGCACCAGCCATGCTTTCCATGGGGATGGCGGGCACGCCACCCTGCGGGGGAGGCGGACCGCCAGCACCCTCAGGCCCCATAGGGGGAGGGGGAGCCTGCATGAACTCCTCAGGGTTCTTGACCCCAAAGCCGAACTGGAGCACATGGGCTGCCAGACGCTGAACATCAATAACCCCAGCAGAAGCAAACGGGGCCATAGCATCAACCATCTGGAGAGCCATCTGACGACGGAACGACTCGTTCACGGGGGCTGTCGAACCAGCCTCCACCTCGAAGTCAAACTCTCCCGCGATAAAGTCGCGGTCGAAAGAAACCCACATGGGTTCCCCGTCGCGGCCAACCACACGAGCGACCTGTTCGCCAGTCAAATACTGCTGGGCCAACGCCACAAGGCGATGGGCCACATTGGCAATAACACCTTCAATGGTGGCCAACTTGTCGGCAGCACGAGCATTGGCGGCGTCCTGCATGATGGCGGCCTCAGTAGCCGTGCGGCGGATCTCGGGGAGACCGCCACGCTGATACTCGGTAACACCAGAAATCTGTTCAACGTCAGCCTGGATCATCTGAGACTGGTTATAAAACTCGGGTGGAGTGATCACCGCAGGGAACGGGGCCACCACATTACCCAAGTTGTCATCAGAGGCGACAGGCACCATCACGTTGTCGAAGTCTGACTCCAGCGCACTACGACCGTCAGCGTCAAACGCCGACTCCTTGAAAAGATACTTACGCGAGAACCGCTTACGGTGGTTCATCATCTGCGTACGAGTCTCGTTCAATTCACGCTGCAAAGGCTCAATGGCCTCAAGGTCACCCATCGGGTAAAAGTAATCAGGGATGTCGTAGTTGCGGATCATCACAAACGGATGGCCAAAAGCGTACGGCATCTTCGTCGGCTTGATCAGGAACTGCTCGCCGCCTTCAGCAAACACGCTCATACGACCAGTCTTGAGATCGTAGAACTCCCACACATCAGCGTACTGGTGCGATTCGTCCCAAGTCTTCTTGCGGTCAGGCTCATCGTAATAACGCGAATTGGCGGTCGCGGAAATACTATTCCGCGCCGCCTGGTTGTACCGCTTATCTGCTTTAATCTCCTTCAATGGGCGGCGAATACGCTGCGCAACCCACCGCATGTCCTGCTCGCTTGTCGCATCTGGATCAACAAACACATCAAACGGCGACACACGTTCCACAAAAGGACGATCCTCCCGAACAATAATGTTCGGAGTAATCAAGTTATCTTCAGATACCGTCGAAGCATCGTCCTCTGTCGGGACATCCTCTTCTTCGACATAGCGGTAGCCAACTTTCAACCACGCATGGCCGACAACAAGGAAGTCCTTAACAGCCCGACGAAACTCGGGCTTCACCTTGTAATGCTTCCACCAATAGTTGACAACAGCCTCGGTGATCACAGCACGAGGAGCATCCTCGGGCTTGCGTGCATTCACAGCAATCTTCGGATAGTTCACCGAAACACTCGGGCTGATCACGTTCACGGTAGAGAACGCGATGTTGACCAGCAGACGATCTTCGTCCGTGGCGTACTCGTAGTGACGGCCACGGTACATGTCGATAAGACGACGCCAAGTGTCGTCGTATCCCTCTTCGCGTCGCCAACGCTTAGACTTGGAGATGTGCCCCTTGTATTTGGCGAGGATGTCCGAGTTAGAGGGACGCGCCATCAGCGGCCTTCCAGGCTTGGGCAACACGGCCAGCCCAGTTCCACACGGCAATCAAGCCAGCAATGCCAGCAGCCTTGAAGAACGAAATGTCAAAGACCATAACGGTCAACGGAGAAGCGGTAGCGCCAGCAATAAAAGTAGCAACACCACGCTTAAGTGCGTCACGATAATCCACTACAACCCTTCTTTCAAATGATAATCAATGTGGTCGTCAAGTCGGTTGTCGATGTGATCAACCTTCGATTCAATACGCAGCAAAACCTTCTGGTTTTCTGCGTGCTGCTGGGTGTTCCTTTTGTCGAATCTGGCGAGACCCCACATAAGTGGCCCGCCAATGACGGCGACAACAATCGGAACCCACCACACCTCAAATCACACCCAACGATTCCCAATAGGTTCAGCCTTAATGCCCGCATCAGCGGCCTGGCGCTCCTGCTCCCGTTGGCGTTCACGAATGGTCGGACCATGAAAATCTGCCTTGCCATGGCTAAAACCAAGGCGGATGCCCTGGACATGGCACTTAAAGCACACAGCCCCACGTCGGGGCATGACATCAAACGAGAAGATATTCCCGCATTCCGAACAGTTAATTGAACCCATCACCATAAAACCCGAGCGTTACCTGGTCTCTCGGACATTATGAGCACCAATAGGCACCCTGGCGAAACCATCATCCTCGTTAACAATGAACCTTTCGAACCAGGACAGACTGTATTTGGGGATAACAACCTCGGTCCTGTACTCTGGCAGCCACACATACTTCATCATCTGCCAAGTAATCGCCAAAGACATCACGCGGTCGTCATGGGGAGACCCGTTCATCCTGCCATTTGCCTGGCGGACAAAGGTAATCAATTCTTGAATTGTAAGCGCATCCGTTAACACGATGTCCTCGTCGCGGATTGCGGCAGACAGTTCGTCAATGGCTAGTGGCTTTGTCGCCGCTGTAGTGCGCCAACCCAGGATCTCCGTAGCCTCAGGGTTTCGCTGCTGCAATCTCCGTGTACGATACAAGTTTCTATAGCCGTAGCGTTGCAACGCCTTCAGCGTTGTCAACCCGTGGTTGTTGTTCTCCACACCAATCAAAGCGCCGTTATACCACCAGCCGATCTCGGCCAGCAGGTCACCAAACAGGTCGGGTTCAATGTGGCCATGCCAATGCGCTACGACAGAATGGTCTCGCGCATCAATCACATGGGCAGAACTGTAGTCGCCATGGCTCAAGCCTTCAGCAACGTCAGCCCCCACCACATAAACACCTTCAACATCAGGTTCGGCCCACACCATAAATTCGCCATCAGGGCTGGGGCGAAACTCCATGTTCTTCTTACGAAGAACCTGCACATAACCCCGCTGGGGATCAACGGGCTGAATGGCCTCAAAGCGTCGACATCGAAGACGGGGTTACCCGACTTGATGAACGCTTCTTCTGGGTTGCGGGGATATTCCTGATGCAACTGCCAGGAAGGCATTGTCTTCTCTTTGGCTTCGTACCAATCTTCGTCACGGTCCCCAGCAGACCACGGCCAGAACACGCCCTTGAAAGCGTTGTTGCCAGTCTGGGAACCAACCCACAAATGATGAAAGAAATTGCCAGAACCATTAGCCGTAGACAGACAGATCACACGACCGCCAACGTCAGCAATTGGTTCGATAGAAGCCCAGGCTTCCTCGCTATTCGGCAAGAACGCCATCTCGTCCACAATCACCAGATACACAGATTCACCACGAGCAGGGTCATTACCCGAAGGCAGCGACTCAATTGCAGACTCGTTAGCAAACGTCATCTTCAACTGGTTATCCGAGGTCAACTGCGGGCCACGCTGCTTCAACCAATGCGGCAAAAACTTGTAGCCATACTTCGACTTCTGCAACAACTTGGCTGCTTCGCGCTCTGTGCGCGAAAGCATAACAATAAACCTATCCTGCCAGAAAAAGCCAAGCCAAAAAGCGTAGGCTGCCGCCAGGGTAGAGAATCCAATCTGGCGGGCTTTGAGTACGACGCTGTAGCGGTTGGTCATCCAGGCGCGGATTGTTTCGATCTGCGCTTCACGCAGTTCAAACATAATCCGTCCACGCTCAGGGTGCTTGATAGCCCAGTAGTTCTCGCAGAAATAAGTAAACGCTTCGACAAGTTCGGCAATGTCGGCATCAGCGGGGCCACGACACTTACGCCATTCCCGCTCATTCAAGAGGTCGTTCAGTTCCATAACTATCGCTTGACGCTATAGTTCACTTTCTTGCGGAAACCAGGACCAATAACTGGCCGCATCCGAACGATGCGGTCCA